CATGGAAGACTTTGCAAGACAGATGGTTGACGACTGTGGTGATCTTCAGGACGTGCCGCATTTCATAGAGAATGCAATTGACTGGGAAGTAATCGCAGAGCAATTCCATTGGGACTATAGCATAACCATTGACGGGTATGTTTTCAACCACAACGTATAAGTTGTGACACTTGGGGAACTGGCACACGGTTCCCCCATTCGTTCTTTATTCCCCTTATAATAAGTGAGTAACAAACAAACAAAGCACTCTATGAATAGAGCAATCGGAACAGTAAGAGCAACTGACACTAATGTCAAGGGGCATGTTTTGAGAGCATCATCAGGTAGCGGCATGACATTTACCAAAGCAGGAGGTCTGGGTAAGTGTATGGTCAAAGACTTGGACGCTGTAATCGTTCGTGCGAAGGCACAGTACAGAGCAGACAGACGTGCCATGATCTTAGAAGGTAGTGCCACTTCGTGAATTGGCACAGTTATTGGGGGTCGGGCGTTCGCCCCCCGTGCCGCCCTGAAAACGAATGGATCCCCTAAGCTATAAAGTGTTACGGAAGCGAGGTCAATATTACAATGAAACTCAAATTTTTTTTCGCTGTTAAAAATTCCCCACAGGGTTGACTTGCTAATTATTAAGTTTTGATATATAATGGAAAAACAGAATACCACATAATGCTAAAAAATAACCCTGAGGAAAAACGCCCCATAGAAGTTGATACAGTATCTGGTGAGTATTATGTAAGAATACCTGAATGGGTTGTTAATGACCAAGGTTGGTTTGAAGATACAGAATTAAGTTTTAAAACAGATGGCGATGAACTCATTATCACAGAAGGTTAGTACGTATCACATCTATCTAAGAGGAGAGTGTCTCTTCAAGGATCTTGATGAATATGAGTTTAAGTTAATATGGGGAAGGATATATCAGTCATACTTTAAAGATGAACTAACATATGAAGAGATTGAACTTGATGATGGTATAACAGAAGATGCAAGTTATTGATAATTTTTTAGATGAAGAATACTTTCAATATCTTTATGATAAGATAACTGATCAGATGAATTTTGGATGGCAGTTCCAGACACAGGTTGCCACACATGATCAGGCAGAAGAATTAAGTTTACATCATTACTACTTTGTACATAGTCTATACTATGATTACAAAATAGAAAGTGAGCACTATGAAGACTTTCATCCTTTGTTTAGGCAGTTAAATGTACAGTTTTTACATAGGGCAAGAGTGTTATTATATGTAAATCAAGGAGTACAGCATATACATGATAGGCATATTGATACACCATGTACTAGTAATACTGCGTTAATCTATATGAATACGAATGATGGGTTTACTGAATTTGAAACAGGTGAGAGGATTGAAAGTATAAAAAATCGGTTGTTGCTTTTCGATGGGTCAGTTCCTCACAGTAGCTCAACACCTACTGATTGTCGTGAAAGAATGTTGATATCCGTAACCTATCTTTAAGTTGACATAGACTACATAATGGGATATAATATTGGTATAACATTACGTAGGTTATGGCTAAAGGATTTACAGTTAAAGCGAAATCCCCTGTGGTAAAAAAAGAAGCAGAGTGGGATTACGAGAAAGCAAAAGAACTCATTAAAGGTAAAACAGTAGTATTCTGTTTACCTGGTCGTGGAGTTTCATATACATTTTTAAAAAGTTTTGTACAGTTATGCTTCGATCTTGTCCAGGCGGGTGCTTCGATACAGATCTCACAGGATTACTCCTCTATGGTGAACTTCGCTCGGTGCAAATGTCTCGGTGCAAATGTACTGAGAGGACCTGAGCAAAAACCTTGGGATGGCAAGTTACAATATGATTATCAATTATGGATTGATAGTGATATAGTATTCAACTCTGAGAAGTTCTGGCAAGTGCTATTAATGGAGAAAGATCTTGCTGCTGGTTGGTATTGTACCGAAGACGGCAAAACCACCTCGGTAGCACACTGGTTAGAAGAAGATGATTTCCGCACCAATGGTGGAGTTATGAATCACGAAACCATCGAAAGCATCTCGAAAAGAAAGAAACCATTTACCGTGGATTATACTGGTTTTGGATGGTTACTTATTAAGAATGGTGTATTTGAGCATGAAGGTATGCCTTATCCTTGGTTCGCTCCTAAGATGCAAGTCTTTGAAAGTGGCGAAGTACAAGATATGTGTGGCGAGGACGTTTCGTTCTGCCTAGATGCGAAGGAGGCAGGTTTTGAAATCTGGTGTGATCCTCGTGTTCGTGTAGGTCATGAGAAGACTAGGGTAATCTAATGACCAAATATAATATTCTAATTGATGGTAAAATTGCTTTTGAGGGATTAACCCAAGAGGAGTATTTTGATAAAACAGAGGATTTGGCACAGCAGTTCTATAATTGTGGTGTGCCCGATCCAACTTCTTTAAAAACTGAAATGATTGAGGATGACTAATGGCAGTTAAAACAAAAATGGGTGGATTCGGTACTGGTGATTATATCCAGGCAACCCCGAAGAAGACTCGACAAGGAACGGGAAAGCATACGAAATACGCAGCATCGTCTCGTAACTCTGCTCGTAAAAAGTATAGAGGACAAGGGAGATGAATGAATCTCCCTTTTTTGGTGTCCATCATGATAACTTCATATCTGAGTTTGAATCTAATCTTGATTGTGATCTTTTAGTTGATTATTATGAGCAATTAGTCGGTGCTGGAGCAGTAGGTCCTAGAAATAATCGAAATATTGTATCTGATGAGCAAGTTTCTCTGGAAAATATGCTATGTGTAGATGAACTTACTGTAAGTATAACAAGAGTTCTAACCGATTGGCATTCCGTTGTATTGGCATGTGTTCGTGATTACTATAAAAAGTACGATATATTGAATACTCGTGCCTTTGAGTTCAAATACGCCAAGTTTCAGAAGACTCGTCCTTCTCAGGGGTATCATATGTGGCATCATGATGCTGATCCAGAGGATCCTTATCGTAAATTAGTCACTTTATTGTACTTAAATGATGATTTTGAAGGTGGAGAAACTGAATTTTTGTATCAATCATGCCGTATTTCCCCGAAAAAGGGTAAATTCGTGATTTTTCCTGCTGGATGGACTCATACACATCGTGGAAACCCTCCATTAGGTGGAAATAAGTACATAATGACGGGTTGGGTCGAAGAATTTCCTACAAATAAGATCAAATTTCCCGATTTTGGGGAAGAAAGACCACCTATTTTACAAAATTAAAGAATTGAGTATAAATAAAATGAAGTGATACTAAAATCCTTCAAGTGCTTACAGAACCACGCAAATCACGCTCGTTTAAAGATATAAGTTTGTCCTTCGTACCACATCCTGTTACGAAGGATTTGCCTGTCTTAACAAATGAACGTGCGATTATGCGATCTGTAAGGAATTTGGTGGAAACAATACCTACAGAGAAGTTTTTTAACACTCTTTTAGGTACTGATATACGTGACACACTGTTTGAAAACTATACAAACAGCACTGTAATGCTAATTAGGGATCAAATTAGAACAACTTTAAGAAATTTTGAACCAAGAGTAGAAAATGTTGAAATAGATGTTAATGGTCAACCCGACCTTAACGCATTTGAAGTGGTTGTTTTTTATGATATTGTTGGTATCCCTTTACCACGTCAAGTATTCACCTTTCTTTTAGAACCAACTAGGTAAGATATGCCATATACACAGTTTTCTGACCTTGATTTTGGTCAAATTAAAACACAAATACGAAATTATCTTCAATCAAACTCAAATTTCACTGATTTTGACTTTGAAGGATCAAATTTTTCAGTTTTAATCGATACTTTAGCATATAATACGTATATTAACTCATTTAATGCTAATTTAGCGGTAAATGAGACCTTTTTGGACTCAGCAACTATAAGAGAAAACGTAGTTTCGCTGGCAAGAAACATAGGATATGTACCAAGATCAAAAACTTCATCAAAAGCAACTATATCGTTCCAAGTTGCAATTGATGATCCAACAGCATCTGTAACACATTTAAGTTTAAATAGGGGTTTAGTGTGTATTGGTACTGCTGCTGATACTTCATACAGGTTTTCAATCACAAGTCCTATAACTTCAAAGGTATATACTGATGCTAGAGGTCATAGGGTATCTGATTTTACCGACTTAGAAGTAACACAAGGAACATTTTTAACTAGTACTTTCCTTGCTCAAATACCTTCTGATCAAAAATTTATCTTAGATAATTCAAGTATTGATACTTCAACCGTTAAAGTTACTGTAACAGGTAATGCTGTTGGTAGTATGGGTAGAGAATTTTCAAGAGTTGATAATATTTTAAATTTAAATAAAGACTCAGAAATTTATTTAATACAAGAAATACAGGATGAAAAGGTTGAAATATTGTTTGGTGATGGTTTCTTTGGTAAACCATTAGAAAATAATGATCTTGTTTCAGTATCATATATTGTTAGTAATGGTCCAGGTAGTAATGGAGCAGAAGTATTTGATTTCCAAGGATCATTTACAAGACCAGATGGTGCTAGTATCAGACCTTCTAAGGCTGTAAACATAACAACCGTTGTACGTGCTTCAAATGGTTCTTTCAGCGAAGATATATCATCTATTAAGTATTTGGCTCCTAGACTGTATTCCGCACAGTACAGGGCGGTTACACCAAGGGATTATGAGGCAATAATTAAGACAATTTACCCTGCAACTGAATCAATCTCTGTTGTTGGTGGAGAAGAATTGTCACCACCAAGATTTGGTACGGTTCAGATCAGCATTAAACCAAAAAATGGTACTTATGTATCTGATTTTGATAAACAGCAAATTAAAAATAAATTAAAGAGTTACGCTATTGCTGGTATTAATTCTGAAATTATTGATCTTAAAATGCTATATGTTGAAATTGAATCAACTGTTTATTATAACACCTCAATTGTTAGTGATTCTAATACACTAAAACAGTTTATAGTCAATTCACTGGAAACGTATTCAGATACTGTAGATATTAATAAGTTTGGTGGTAGATTTAAATATAGTAAAATTAATCAACTTATTGATAGAGTTGATGATGGAATCACATCTAACATTACAAAAGTGAAGATTAGAAGAGATTTGAAGGCATTAATTAATCAATTTGCCCAATATGAACTGTGTTTTGGTAATAGATTCCATATTAATCCAGAAGGATATAATGTTAAGAGTACTGGATTCTATATTTCTGGATGGTCTAAAGTTGTTTATCTGACTGATATTCCAAATACCAATGATTCTGGTAAATTAGATGGTAGTGAAAAGGGTGTTATTTGTATCGTTTCTAAGGATAATGATGATCAGATGAAGATTGTTGCCAAGGATATTGGTATAGTTGATTATAAAAAGGGTGAAATTATACTTAATACTATAAACATAACGTCTACAATTGCTGCGAACAATCTAATTGAGATTCAAGCATTTCCTGATTCTAATGATGTGATTGGATTGAAGGATTTATACCTCAAATTTGATCCATCTAATAGTACGATAAATATGGTTAAAGATGTAATTGCTTCAGGTGAAGATGTATCAGGCGTGGTATTCTCCAGAGACTATTACACATCAAGTTATTCTAACGGAACACTAGAAAGAAAGTAGAATGAGTATAGAATTTGATAAGAGAGTTCAAGTAAATAGGATTATTGAGAGTCAGCTACCCGAATTTGTGGTTGCTGATTTTCCATTAGCTACAGAACTTTTAAAAACTTACTATATTTCCCAAGAAAATCAAGGTGCTAACGCAGATTTACTTGATAATATTGATAGGTATATTAAAGTTGACAATCTAGTTCCTGAAGTTATTACTGGAACTACTAATTTAACTGAAGAAGTACTCATAACTGATACTATAATTGAAGTTACTTCTACAAAAGGATTTCCTTCTTCATATGGTCTTTTAAAGATTGATGGAGAAATTATTACATATACTGGAAAAACAGATACTAGTTTTACTGGATGTATTCGTGGATTTAGTGGTGTAACTGGATATAGTGTTGGTATATCAACATCATTAGATCATGTTAACAACGAAAATCTAGTATTTGAGGATACTAATGCCTCTGGTCATGCCAACGAATCTATAGTTACTAACCTTAGTGTCTTATTCTTACAAGAATTTTATAAGAAGATTAAAAAGACATTTTTACCTGGATTAGAAGATAATAAGTTTGCTGATGGTATTGATGTTGGTAATTTTATAAAGAATGCTAGATCATTTTACCAATCAAAAGGTATTGCAGAATCAATTAGAATACTTTTTAAAGTATTATATGGTGTTGAAGCAGAAGTTATAGATCTTGAAGAACGTTTAGTTAAACCATCAAGTGCTGAATATATTCGTAGAGAAGTTGTTATTGCTGATGCTCTTAATGGTGAAGCTCAAAATCTAGTTGGACAAACAATATTTAAATCAACTGATTTAAGAACTAATGCTTCAGTATCAGAAGTTGAAGTTTTAACTAGAGATACTAAACTTTATTATAAATTATCTCTTTTTGTTGGTTTTAATGATAAAGATTTAATAGAAGGTACATTTACTATACCTGGTAAAACAAAGGTATTGGAGCAAGTTGTTCCTGGTGAATCTATTGTTTCGGTAGATAGTACTATTGGATTTGGACAGACTGGTAACTTTACTGTAGAATATCTTAATGGTAATGTTGGGGTCGTTACTTATACCTCTAAGACAGTTAATCAATTCTTTGGATGTAGTGATATAACTGGTAATATTGGAATTGCTAGTGATTTAAGATCAACCGAAACTATATTTGGGTATGAAAATGGTGATTTGAGTAAGAGAGTTGATTTAAGAATTACTGGAGTAGTTTCTGATTTTGTTCCAGAATCTGATATAGCATTAATTTCAGAAAAACAAGAGATAACTGTAAAGAATGTAGGTGAATTTATTCAAAATCCATCAGAAACTACTCAATCATATAAACAAATATTTGCTAATTCTTGGATTTATAATACAAGTTCTAGATATGAAATAAATGGATCAATTAATAGTGGTACAACATCATTTACCTTTTTAAGTAAAATTGATAAGTCTAGTTTAAAGGTTGGTGATAGTTTTGATATTATTCGCAGAGGAACTAATATTAGAGTTGGTGGTGGTATAGTTAAGAGAATTGATAGTGATTATGTATTTACTGGAGAAGGTGTTAACTATATTGCTAATGAACCACATTCTTCTGTATTTTATGATATAAGAAGGAATTTAAGGAAAGCAAATTATGATACTGCAAATACTAATGCACTAAAGTTATATGATGGTACTAATAAGATTATTGCGGATACTTTAAATGTTTATGTTGATAGTGATGATTTTGGATATGCTGCTTCTAACTCATTATCAAGTCATAAGATCAATGAGGAACCATTAACTGGCACTATTCCCTCTGGAGCACCTCCTCATATACAAACAGGTACTATTAATGCTCTAACAGGCGTTGAGATTAATTTTACAGAGATTAAGTTTGCTGATAAGGTTAAGTTCCGTACTGGAGATTCGATAATTTATACTTCTGACAAACCACTTCTTGGGTTGATTAATGGATCTAAGTATTTTGTTAAAGCAGATTCTACTGAAAAGGTTATAAGGTTATATGATACAATTAATGCGATTGAAAGAGATTCTGCTAAAGAATTTAATCAACCATCAGATCCAAATGCAACACATACATTTACCTTAGAAGATCATTACAATAAAGAAATAAAACCAAACAATATTTTAAGAAAATTTCCTCTTGGTCAAGATTTAAATATACCTTCAAAAGAGGAAAAACAATCTAAAAATATTGGATTATTGATTAATGGTGTTCAATTAAGATCTAACACCAATGATGATTTTATAACTTATGGTCCAATTGAAAAAACAGAAGTATATAATTCTGGTGAAGGATATGATGTAGTTAATCCACCTAAAATTAGAATAGGAAATGCTAATACCTTTATAAAACCAGATGGAACTGTTGGTATTGGTACGACAGCACTTGTAGAACCAGTTATTAGAGGAAATATTAAGGAAATATTGGTAGATCCACAAGATTTTGATATTGATAATGTTTCTTCAGTAAGATTAACTGGTGGTAATGGTAAGGATTGTTTCTTACAACCAGTAGTTGGACCAAGATATAGAGAAGTTGAGTTTGATAGTAGAGATATATTCTTCTCAGGTGGATTGGATGTACAAGAAGAGACAATAACCTTTAAATCTGAGCATAATTTTGTTGATGGACAATTAATTTATTATAATAAAAATGGGCAAGATCCTATTGGAATTACACCATTTAAGTCCGCAGCAACAACTGTAACAGAATATCTTGTAAATGGAGCACCTTATTATGTTAAGGTACTTAATCCAAAGAGAATTAGGTTATTTAAGAGACCTGAAGAGGCTACATTTGGTGTAGCTGGTATTAACACTATAGGATTCTCTACAGCAACAACTGCTGCTGGTATTCACAAGTTTAGAACAGAATCTAAAAATACGTTAAATTCTGTAAAAGTTATTAATCCTGGTTATGATTATCAATATAGAAAATTACCAGTAAGACCATCTGGAATTTCTACTTCTTATGATACTATTAATTTTGTAAATCATGGATTTAGAGATGGTGATATTGTTGAATATTCATCTGATGGAACTACTATTGAGGGATTGGATACCTCATTATCATATCTTGTTATTAAGATAGATGCTAATTCCTTTAGATTGGCAGAATCTGATGCTGTTGGAGTGGCAAGAACCGATTTTGAGAGAGGAAAATATGTTGATTTGAGATCAACTGGAACTGGATATCAAATATTTAAATACCCTGATATTAAAATAGAAACCACTGTAAGTTTTGCCACAACAGTTACTGGATCATATGAAGGAAAAATAACTCCTATTGTTGAAGGTGAGATAATCGATGCATACACCTATGATAATGGTAGTAATTATGGTTCATCTATTATTAATCATATTATTAAACCTGACGTTGATATAATAAATGGAAAAGGTGCTGAAATAAAGGCATTTATAGATGCTGGTAAGATTTTAGATATTATTGTTCTTAATGGTGGTCAAGAATATAACTCATTACCACATATAAAAATAGAAGGTCCTTCTGGTAATGGAGCAATACTAAGACCAATTATCTCTGATGGTAAATTGAATGATGTTATTGTTATTAATCCTGGTATTGGATATTCTTCAACTGATACTGATGTTTATGTTGATCCTAGAGGAAAGAATGGGTTATTAAGTCCACAAATAAGAAGATTGGAGATAGATGATGTTCAGAAGAGAGGTATGAATATTCATTTAGAACCTAGTGGAGATGATGGTTTATTATATGAAGTAAAAGCATATGATCAATCATTAAGAGATGAATTTGGTGATTCTGGTATTAATAATGCTGGTATAGGTACTCATTCACCCCTAATAGGATGGGCATATGATGGAAATCCAATATATGGTGCGTTTGGATATTCTATTCCAAATGATATTGGTGAAGTTAAGAGATTAAAATCTGGATATGTTAAAGATAACACTTGGTATGATCGTCCAGAGCAAGATTCTGGATATTTTATTGATGATTATAAATTTGATGGTAGTGGTGATTTAGACAAACATAATGGTAGATTTTGTAAAACACCTGAGTTTCCAAATGGTGTTTATGCTTATTTTGCGACATTAGATGAAAATGAAAATCCACAATATCCATATTTTATAGGAAAAACTTATAGATTACCATTTATTACTGATAATCTTTCTTTAAATCATAAATTTGATTTTAATAATTCAACACTTTCTAGAAATACTTTACCATACAAAGTAAATGATAGATATGCCAATAATGACTTTATTATTGAGTCTAATGAAATTACTAAACAAAAATCAGTTATTGAATCTGTAACTAGGGGTGTTGTAGATACATTCCAAGTTTTAGATGGTGGACAAAATTATAAGGTAGGTGATTTCACTTCATTTGATAATGAAGGTACTGGTGGTAGTGGTGCTAGAGGTCAAGTTGATCGTATTGTTGGTATTGGTGTTTCTAATATTAAGACCGAATTAACTACATTTGAGAATGCTACTCTTATTTGGAAAGATGCCCAAACAGTTGAAGCACACTTTTTACCAAAAATTGAGTTAAATGATCAAGATACTGTATTAATTTCTGGATTAAGTGCTGCTAATTACAAGTTAAACAACTCATTTAAGGTTGGTATTAGTACCGATATTATTGGATTAGCAAAGACAATGACTGTTAATAATAATCCAAATGGAAAAACTGAGGATATTTACGTAAATATTATACCAAATACTGTATCTGTTGGTGGTTCTTTACGAGTTGGTGATGAAACTCTTAAAGTATTAAATCTATATGGTTTAGAAAAGATAATCAGGGTACAAAGATATGGAACAGGTATTGGTCATACTTATAGTTCTGAGATAGATGTATTAAACAATAGAATAAGTATTCCCGTTAAATCTAATTATTTTGATTCAAAATTAAATGATTTAGTACATTTTAATGGTCATCAGTCTGTAGGTTTAGGTACTACTTGTGGATCAGTAATTGATTATGTGTATGGTGAGATAACAAATAATATAAATGTCCCTCAACAAAGCATTTACTTACCAGGTCATCCATTTAGTAATGGGCAGAAGGTTAAATTATCAAAACCATTAACTGCTACTTCATTCTTGGTTAGTAGGGATGATGATGCATCAAACCAATTCTATATTCCAGACCAATCAACCGCTATTTCAGAATTATATGTTGTAGATAAAGGTACTGATTATATTGGTCTTGCTACCAATGTTGGTGCTGCCAGTACCGAAAGTGGATTATTCTTCTTTGGTAATGGTGATAATAATTATCAATATCTAATAGAATCTGATCATGATCAGTTAACTGCTAATATTGATAGAGTAGTTTCTACAGTTACTACAAAAGTAGCATTGGCAAATACAACTACTCATGGATTAGCAGTAGGTGATCTAATTGATCTAGAGGTTGTTCCTAATATTGCTGTTGGTATTGGATCCACTGCTCCATTAACTGTTTCATTTAATGATGAGCATCAGAAACTATTAATTAATGAAGTTAGTTTCAATGCTACCGCAGTTGTATTAAACACTGATACAATCACCATACCTGATCATGGATATAAGACTGGTACTAAGGTATTTTATGATAATCAGGAAATAATATCAGGATCGTCTTTAGTTGGTGGTCTTTCTGTTGGGGAATATTATGTCCATACAATTGACTCAAATACTATTAATCTATGTGAAACATATAAAGATTCTATAGCAACTCCTCCTAGAATAGTAGATTTAACTGGACAAGGTAATAATAAGCATACTTTATCATTAATTAACCCACCAATTACAGTCGTTAAAAATTCAGATTTAACATTTGGAGTTGGTTCAACATCATTAGAGGATTATAAATTAAAATTCTTCTATGATAGAGAATTTAAGAATGAATTTGTAAATGCTACCAGTTATGACCCATTAGAATCTGTCCAAGCAGCATTTAGTGTTGTTGGTGTTGGAACTGTTGGTGTTGGAACATTCTCATCTAGTCCTGTAGTTGGTGCTGCTGTATCAATTGGATTTAGTACTGCTTGTCCATCGGTATTATATTATGCTCTTGAGCATAATGGGTATATTAGTACTGCTGATACAGGTGTATATGATTATTCAGAAATCAGATTTGTAGATAGTGCTTATAGTGGAGAATTTAGAGTATTTGATGTTGATGATGAAACATTTAAGATTTCGCCTAGATCAGTACCTGAAGTATTAGAATATCATGATAATCAGTGTGATTTATTTGAGTATTCTAGTAAATCTGGAAATATAGTTGGACCTATTAAGTCTATAAAAACAATTTCTGAAGGATTTAGTTATAAGAGTATACCTGGATTTACTTCTATTACTAGTGCTAATGGTGAAAATGCTAATGTTGTAGCACTATCAACATCTATTGGTAGAATTAATAACTTAAGAATTATTGATTATGGATTTGAATATTCTGCTGATAAAACTTTAAGACCTGAGGCATATATTTCACCTATTGTTAGAGTTGATGATTTAGATGTAATTGAGTCTATTAAAGTTATTAATCCTGGAGCAGAATATTTGAGTGCTCCTGATGTACTCTTATTCAACCCAGAATCTAAAAAGGTTGTTGATACTACTTCATTAATGGCAACTGTTCCTAATCAAGGAATATCTGAAATTAAAGTAATAGCACCAATTAAAGGTTTAGATTCTGTAAACCATAGAGTTATCACTATCAATAATTCTAATGGTATAGGAATTGTTTCTATGACCACAGATGGCACTGTTGCTAGATGTGTAATGGAAACACCAATCAATGGATATGATGTTCCACCATTTGCTGCTGGTGATGAAATATTTGTTGAAGGTATATTAATGGGTTGGGAATCTGGTATTGGTACTCAGACTTCTTCAACTGCTGGTATTTCTACAGAAGGAACAGGATATAACTCAGAAGATTATGATTATCAGTTCTTGAAGGTTAAATCTTATGATTCATCAAACCCAGATGTACTTAAATTTGATTTGGTTGGTTTAACTACAAATCCAGGAATTGCTAAAACATATCAGACTGGATATGCTAATATAGTTAATCGTAAGAATTATCCAGTATTTGAGACTGATCAAAAGAGAGCAGAATTTACAATTAGTGAAAGTTTATTGATAGGAACTCCTTTTGTAAAAAGTGATCTTGTTGTTACTGAAACAAGAGATGATTATATTAAAGTAGATGGTTTAGACAATCTTAGGACTGGGGATAGAATAGCTGGAGAATCTTCAGGAACTAGTGCTACTGTTGTTGGTATTGATAATCAATATGCTAAATTTAAAGTTGATTATTCCAATAGACAAGATTATGGATGGATTGATAATACGGGTAAATTAAGTGACGATTTCCAAGTAACACCTAATAACGACTATTTCCAGAATTTATCATATTCTATTAAGAGTACAAAAACATGGGATGACTTTGTAGATCCTGTTAATAGGTTAGTTCATCCTTCTGGTCTTAAGAATTTTGCCGATACTGTTGTTGAAACTACACTAGCAGGTGTTGGTATTGGATCTACATTCTTTACTACACCAACATTAGTTCTTGATGTTGTTGGTGAGAGAAGAGTCGATACTATTAATGATTTTGATCTTGGTATTGATTTTGAACCAAGAGAATCTGGAAATACTCGTGATTCTAAGTTTGTTGATTTCCAAAATGCTAAATTAACAGATTATAGTAAGTGTAAGACAAATAGAGTATTGATACATGATGATATAAGTGGAAGATTCTCAAGTAAAGGAATACAGGATTTATTTACAGAAATAGAAGAACTTAATACAAATTATGCTCGTTATTTGGTTCAAATTGTTGATGCTGATACATTTGATATTCAGGTTAGTGATTTAGTTGTATTAACCTCTACAGAAAATGCTTATTTGATTGAGAAATCATCAGATTACTCTAATATGAAATTGGGTGATTTTTCTGCTGATGTTGATTACTTTAAGAGAAAAACTTTATTATTTACTCCAACAGATAAGTTTGATAAGGATCATGATATTAAACTCCTTAAGACTTCATTTAATACTGATAATATTACAGCTGGTACAAAAGAATTTGGGTCTGTTGATTTAATTGGTAATAATGTTTCTGTTAGTGCTGGTCGAACAATGTTCTCAGCAACTATTAGTGGAACTACACTAACAACAACTGATTTTGATCTTCTTGGTCTTAAGCATGTAAATGGTCTTCCTACTACAAATTCTTTGGTCGGAATCGGTACTACAGTATCTGGTTTAGGTCTAATAAAGGATACTCAGGGTAATGAACTTACTGAGATTGTAAGTATTGATAGTTCAAGTACAGCAACAATAAAGATTAATCCTGATACTACTCCAAATGCCCCTACAGTACCTTCTAGTTACACTACACCTGTTACGGGTCAATTTGGATTTATCAACACTCCATACTTCGTTAACAACGGTGTTGGTGGATTAGATCCAGTACCAGTTCCTATTGGTGTTAGTACATCAAATATTATGGAATTTGCTGATACTAATTGTAATGCTTTCTATGCTAGTGTTGTTGCTAAGGATGATGTTACTGGTGAATTAGATTATACAGAAGCAATTGTTAATGTTAATGGTAGTGATGTAACGATATCTCAACTTTATGCTGATTTAACTCAAACTTCTCTCAGTATTATTGATAATGGAACGGTTGGTATATTAACCGCAAGTTATGATTCTGGTACTATTAAATTTGATTGTATTAATGAAAGGCATTCTACTATAAGATTAAGTACATCTGTTGTTGGATTAGGTACAACTACTGCTGGTATAGGAACCTATAGATTTAACGTTCCTGGGCAACCAGAAGGGGCAGAAAGAACTGCTAGGTATGAATCAACATATAACACGACTGAAGTTGGTACAGGAGTAACTGTAGCAACAATTGATAGGACTATTGATAGTACTGTTAAATCTATTATTAAAGTTAGACAGGGTGATAAATTTGCTATACATCAACCAATTCTAATACATGATCAGAATAATGATGCTATTACTGTTCAATATCCTCATATTGGTGAAGTTACTGGTTTAGGTACTTTTGGATCAGAAACAGATACTCAAAATGTGAATTTAGTATTCTATCCAGATGATACTGGATTAGTTGAGGTTCAATCATATAACGAAGTCTTTAATACTATTAACGATTTTGCTAATGAACCAGATGTTCTACAATATGGTCCTGTTACCAATGACCTATTATTAACAACATATGATGGTATTAACGGAACAAGAGGTAATAAAGTTAATTTCAATTTAACATATCAAGGTATTCCAGTATATGTTAAGAAATTCAATCCTACAGACACTACAAGGGTCATAACAGATTCAACTCCAGGTGCTGGAACTACTTTTGCCATACCAAATCATTTCTTTAATACAAATGAAGAGTTAACTTATACACCAGAATCTACCTTTATTGGTGTTCCTCCTGTTTCAGTTGGAATTGCTGCTACATTAGACGCTGATGGTAGTTTAGTTACTGTCATGCCATCAAAAGTATTTGTTAAGGCAGGTAGTTCTGATAAATTCCAAATATATTCCAGAAAAGAATATATTGATGTAGGAAATCCAATAACAATAACAACTAATGGTTCTGGTAATGCTCATAAGTTTGAGATGACCAAGAAATTAAGTAAAACTGTTATTGGTCTTGATGGAATTGTCCAACAACCAGTTACATATACTTCTATAAAGCATAGTTTACCTTCTAATATTGGTATCGGAATTTCTCAATTTGCTTTGAGTGGAATTAGCTCAGTTCAACCAAGAGATGTATTAAAGATTGGTAATGAGTATATGAAGGTTGAGCAAGTTGGATTTGCTACAGAAGTTGATGCGACAATTAACTCTAGTAATGATTGGGGAAATATACCTGTAGTTAGGGTTAAGAGAGGTTCTTTAGGAATTGATGCTTCTACTCATAGTGCTGGAGACGAAGTAAGAATACATAGAGGTTCATTCAATATTGTTGATAGTACAGCATGGTTCTTAGATCCACCTAAAGGTAATACTAGAACAAGAAGAAATGATACTAATATTCCTTATGTTAGAGCAGAATATAGTGGTAGAACATTCTTAAGGACAAATTATGATACCAATATGGTATTTGATGATATTTCAGATTCCTTTACTGGAATAGGTAAGACATACACATTAACTGTTGGTGGTGCTAATACTGTTAGTGGTGTTGGTGTTGGAAATGGAATTTTATTCATTAATGGGGTATTCCAGACACCATTAACTTTAAACAACTTAGGTAATAATTATGAAATAGAAGGAAATGCTACTGCTGGTATATCCAGTGTTACATTTACTGGAATTAGTTCTGAAAATGGACAAAAAATCGAATCTGAGTTTGATATTAATCAAAATCAACTTCCAAGAGGTGGACTCATTGTTTCTATGGGATCAACGACTGGACTTGGTTATGCTCCTTTAGTTGGTGCTAGAGTTTTAGCAAAAGAAACTAATGGTGTACTTGATAGTATTGTAAGCATTGCCTCTTCAGTAGGTCCTATTGGTTCTGGTATTGAGACTGCTCATTATGATCCTGTTACTGGAATTATGACAGTTACAACTAATACTGTTCATGGTTTTGCTTTAGAGAGTCCAGAAACAGTTAAATTAGAAGATCTACATTTTACTTGCCCAACATACACTATTGGTCAACCTATTACTGGTACAACATATGATCCAGCAACAGGTGATATGGTTATAAAAATTGCTGGTCATGGACTTTCAAATGGTGATTCAGTTAAATTAAAAGAAGAATCGATCACATTTAGTTGTGGATTTGGTGGTGCTTCTGGTTCTGCTGCTGAAAAGTCATATCCTAGAAAGACTGATCCTGC